TAATAGATGCCGCTGTTTGATTAGTGGTATCGTAAAACTGACCGTAGTCTCCAGCGCCACCTCCACCGCCTAACGGTATCCACTGCGTTCCGTTATAGTAATATAGGTTCTGACCCTCTTCTTCCCAATCACTGCCATCGGCGTATCTTATATCGCCATCTCTAGGCTTGCCATCATTATCAGATGGGTCACGATGAGTCTTTTCAAGACGCATAACGTCGATGTTAAAGATAACATCTGACAGCCTGTTAAGTTCATGGAACAGATAGTCTGATAGTTTCTCATTGCTGGACGGAGCAGGGTTGGGGGTCCAGCGGTTTACAGACTTTACAACTTTTGATGGGGCATTAGCCATAAGCCCTTGATCCTCTTATACCTCTTTGCTGAACTTCAAATGCAAGACCATGCAGTTTCCAATCTACGTCTGTAGTTGACTCAATCTTAATACCAAAGTATTTACCACTAATGCGGCAGGATACTTTAGACTGACTGTTAGGATTAAATGCTATTGGGCCTTCCCATGTAATGCCCTCTTCTGTACTCATCTGCCTGCCAACATACACATTGACTGCGTTATTACCGCTGACTTCCATTTGCGGATATACAGCAGACACAAACTTAACGGACTGTGGATCGCCAAGATCATAGCCGCTACGCTCAATGTACGCTGTCATAGTGGCTGTGTCGTTCTTATTGCCTTTGTTGTCACGATATATCTTTGTGTTAGTGACATCAGCAAACACAATGTTGTTAATTACGTTGTCGTAGTTAGTAGCGCCCCACGGGTCAGAATCTTCATCCCAATACTCTGTAACAGAATCCCACGTTGTTCCTGTGGTAATGTCAATAACGCCAGAGTTAATGTGGGAAGTGTTAGGCAAATCCCTAAAAGTAAATGCGTTGTTCTTCCAGTTCCAAATAACCGCTCTGTTGACAACCTCAGACGATCCTGATGGATAGCAAGCCATCATCTCGTTGCGTACATAATCTGCCGCTACAAAACACTTCTTGTAGTTGTCGCCGTTTAACTCATCAAACACGGTACGACGCAGTTTGTTAGGCAAAAGCGGAGTTACAGTTTGACCATTACAAAGGTAGAAGTCGCTGTTACCCATGAAAAAATGACCGCCCTCAAACTCCGCTACGGCTTCTTTTGACAACAGTCCAATAGTCGGCGACAGCAGTTTAAATGAGAATATGTAGGGAGTACCAACATAATTCATAATGTAGATGCTGTCATCTTTGTAAATAATAAACGAATCACCTAATGGCAGACCGTCAATAATATCTCCCGGCGTATCAGACAATTCATATTCGCCAGCATCCAGCGTAGCATCAGTCTCATCCCACGTTGCGGGTGGGCTACCGTATGATGCTTCAGTAGACCATTTAACAAGTCGTGGCTCTGGGTTTGGTCTTGCCCAGTTTAATCCAACAAGGAATGTTCTAAACGACCTGATAGATGCACACTTGTTTCCAGCAGGCCAGTTACGCAGTTCCATAAACGGAACCCCTGTACTTGGAATACCAGCCGACAAAGGCCACATCTGCGGAGTATCCGACCCATTGGTTGCTACAACCAAACCGTTAAGGTTAGTAGCAGTCCATCGTAGGTTAGTGGTGTTAGCCGTGTAATCGCTATCAGAAGTAGTGGTTGTGCTTGCAGGCGTTACAACAGCGTTATCAGGATGGTCATACGCTAACGTGCCAGATAACGTAATTACACCTGTACCTGTGTCTCTAGCGGTATATGTAAGTGTCTCGTACTTGTTAGCGGTTCCAGTATCAATACCAATGTCCAGCGTTCCGCTTGTAGGTAAAGCAGTCAATGCCGCGCCAGTATCTACAGTAATGCTAGACCCACCCGCAGTAACAGCGCCATTTAACTGTAGCGTAGCCTGTCGTGTAACATCTACCCAACTAGCGCCATTCCATACTGCAATATCTGTAGCGCCATACGCTAACCAAAAGTATGTGCCGCTAGCGGTTCGATAAGGATGAATGTAGTAGGGGGCAAATGGGCAAGTAGCAAGCACCTCTTGATACCCAGCGATTTTCTTTACGCCGTTATCAAGGAGTCTTACATTGTTACCGTCTGACCATGCGTTAGGAGGAAGATTGTACGGCGGAGTATCTTGAATAATCCCTATCTGGCCTACGTTTTCAATAGGTACTAGAGGCATTAGGCTAATCTGTATCCTTCAAAGAATGTAGTAGTAGTGCCGTTGCTCATATTCCACGGGCCAACTTCTGTAAAAGCAAAAACTTCAGCATATTGCCCAGCAGTCATATTCATAATGCAACTAATATTCATAGTGTTAGAAGCGGTTACATATTCTGGGCCTGACACTTGGTTGAACTGAGATTCACTAGCATATGCTGATCCGTCTTTGTAAATATGTAGATCATCATCAGAACCATGTGTGCTACTGCTACGCATTGCCGCATTAAAAAAGTATTTGCCATCTACTGGCGCAGTAAACCTATAGTTTGTAGCGTTATCGTAATTAGAACCAATGTCAAAAACTTCTGTATCAAACTGAAGTTTTGTAAGTTCTGCATTAGGAAGGCTTTGTACGCTAGACATTGTTGCACGAAACATACAAGAACCAGCCAAAGCATTAAACCCAGTTCCATTCCACGGAGCGCCAACACCTAACTCAACCCAGTTAGGAGAAGAGCCTGTAGTAGCGGTGTTAATCTTAATCTTGTCAGCAGAAGTGTCGTACCAGATAGTGCCTTTGACCTGAGTCGTAGGGGCAGTAGCCTTAACAATAACAGTTGCCGCCGCCTGATCTACGTCTGGCAGGCTGGCTTTAAGTACGGTTTTAAGCAAGCGCAGATGGTCATCGCCCTGCGAGATGCTGTCACTTCCTGTAGGGTTGGTACTTACCAGACCGTTAATAAATGATGCGCTTTCTAATGCCATAACTTATACCTTTGGGTTTGCCGCTTTTACTGCGGCGATATGATCTTTCCAAGTAGTTGTGCCGTTAACCTCATCCCAGTACATCATGTCTAACTGATCGCCGTATCCACCGTATCCAGCAATGCGGTCAGCAATAACTTTTTCTTGGGCTACAATAGCGTCAGCCTGTGCGTCATAGCCAGCCAGTTGCTCAACTGTAGGTTGCGCTTCTGGAATATTCCACTCTTTGATGTAAGCGCCTTGCCCATCATCCTGTAAGATAACGTCAGATCGGAAGTTAATATCCCGACCAACATACGCTCTAATTTGATAACTCATTGATGCCATGTTTTATTCCTTAATAGTAATTGCTTTTAATTCATCTAAAGTATTTGCTTGATCCGCCAGTTTTGTTATGTCTCTTAACCTTTGTTTTTCTGCAACGATAGCCGCTTTGTCTGCGCTTGTTTCAACAGCCCTAATAAATAAAATATCTTGCTCTTCAAGCAAAGGTTGTCTCTCTCTGCGTAACCGTTCTTTTGTGATTTCCTGTGCTTTAGCAAAGTTAATTTTTATCACTCTTCATACTCCCAAGCATTACGAAAAGTTCTGTCAGATGGAATATCTGAATCCTCTACTATTTGGTAAGGTTTACCATTAGGGACATCTTTAGCCGCAAGTTCTTCAATAGTATGGTCAACAAGGTATTCTTTAGAAGGAACAATTACTGCTACACCGCCGTCGTCTGTTGGATAAATAATACGTTTCATATTGATTACCTATCTAAAAGCACTACAACAAATATTAGGAGAATCAACAGCGCCGCTGTCATCACTCAAAACCCATATTGCTGCGCTTGTTGTCCCAAAAGAACCATTTTTAAATGGAGAAACAATGACAATGGAATTGTTATTATCATCTCCGCAAATTGAATGAAAAGCATAATTTGCATCTGGCATTGCAGTAGAAAAATTTATTGTGTAATCCCCTGTGGCGTTATCTGTTATAGAACTAACATTTCCGCTTTCTCTAATTGCTACCGTTCCACTTCCATTGAAGTTCACCCAAGCCCTGCAACCATACGCCGTAGCGGTTGAACCGTAGCCTGAGTCAAACTGCAAGTTATCGCTTGCGTCAACGTTCACCGCACCAGTTGATGCGGAAGCATTAGCAGAATAAGCAGGAGAGCCTGCGCTTGCCCAAGTCTGATCCCCTCTTAAAAACGTAGTGCTGTCCGCCGTGCCAGATGCAAGCCTAGCGGTAGGCACAGTGCCAGAAGAAAGGTTAGAAGCATTGCTAGGATCACTGGCTAATTTAGATAGCGCAATAGCCGCACTAGCATTAATGTCTGCATTAACAATCGTACCGTCTACAATCTTAGTAGATGTAACAGAGTTATCAGAGGGTTCGCCAAAATCTACAACGTCGCCAAGAAACTGCACCGTGACATTGTTAGTTCCAGATGGTGTAGTAGCCGTAGTAGTCAGCGTGGTTCCGCTAACGCTGTAAGCATCCGTAGGTGTTTGTCTTACGCCATCAATAAACAACAGTACCGTTTCGGTTGTTGCTGACTTAGAAAGAGTAAAAGAACTACCACCGCCGTTGAATGACTCAACTGCGTAGGCTCCTAGTTGTGCTGGTTGGTTGCCGATATATGGCATTATTTCCACCCGAGGCTGACAGCCTGTATGCGTGTTTCTTTAGATGCTGACTGGTTCAGCGTTTCAATTTTGTATTTCATTGACGTACCAGAAGGTTGCGAAGATATGTCGATGTTATGTGCCACCAAGATGCTGTGACCTCCGCTTGTTCCGTCTGCCACTAGCGTAGCCTGAGTCCAAGTCGTACCACCATCTCTTGATACATATGCTTTAAGATCAGTATTAATTGTTGCAATACCAGCGCCGTTGGTATAGGTCATTACGATGTCGGCTTTGTTTGGAGCGGCATCTGCTGTTGAAGCGTTAGAAACTAATGTCATGTTACTGTATGAAATAAAACCTGTGTTAGCGTTGTAACGAACAATTACAATGCCTGATCCACCAACCGCTCCTGCTCTATGAGAACCACCAGCGCCATGAGAGCCACCAGCACCACCACCAGTATTTGCTGTTCCAGCAGTACCTATATATCCATTGCTATTTGATCCAGAACCTCCACCACCACCCGTGCCGCCAGACCAAGCAGTACCAGTGTTAAATCCTGCGCCAGCGCCACCACCGCTGTAATATTGAGTAGAACCAGTTTGCCAATCATTTCCTGAACCAGCACCGCCATTGGCTCCAGTATTTGCTGATGATGGGGTAGTTCCTGCGGCTGATGCGCCTCCACCAGAACCAGCACCAGTATTAGTGCTTCCAGATGCTCCACCAGAATTTCCTTCTGATGGACTGTAACTTCCAGCGTTTCCAGAACCTCCCGCTAAATTAGGGCCGCCTGTTGTGCCATATCCACCACCTCCGCCGGACCCGCCATTGCCGCCTGCTTTTGTAGTGCCTGTGCCATTAGTTCCATATCCACCTCCACCGCCTCCAGATGCGGAAAGAGCGCCAAAAGATGAATTGCCACCTGTCCCACCATTATCTCCGCCTGTAGTTCCAGCAATACCTCCTGCGCCAACGGTTACTGTATGAGAGGTTGCGGTAACAGATTGAGAAGATAATGGCCTAAATCCTCCTCCACCACCGCCTCCTCCAGCGCCACCATCATAGTGAGCGCCACCACTACCGCCACCGCCAGCAACCAAAAGAATATCCGCTGTTCCAGCAACATCTGTAGTAAAAGTTCCACTAGAAGTAAAAGTGTGAACTTTGTAATCACCGTAAGTTGTTATAGTTCCGCCAGTTACAGTTCCAGAAACTATACCAGAATAATAAGAACTAGAATTTCTAACTGCACTACTAGATGCTCCAGAATCTACACCGCTAGCATCCTCAAACGCATCAATTGCTTGTTTGCTTAATCCGTAAGCCGCTAACGA